TGATGGTTATGTTCCTTTTGGTAACTTTGCTGACGTAAAAAAAGTTATTCAATCCAAATTATTCTATCCAGTTTTCATCACTGGTATGTCAGGTAATGGTAAAACATTCTCTGTAGAGCAAGCATGTGCAACTCTAAATAGAGAATTAATACGTGTAAACATTACTATTGAAACCGATGAAGACGATCTTATTGGTGGGTTCCGTCTTGTTAATGGTAATACTGTTTGGCACAACGGACCTGTGGTTGAAGCTTTGGAGAGGGGAGCTGTACTACTTCTAGACGAAGTTGATCTTGCATCTAACAAGATTCTATGTCTACAATCTGTTCTTGAAGGTAAAGGTATTTTCCTCAAGAAGATCGGTAAGTACATACAACCTGCTAAAGGATTCAACATCATCGCTACTGCCAACACAAAAGGTAAAGGTTCTGATGATGGTAGATTCATCGGTACTAATGTTTTGAACGAAGCATTCCTTGAGAGATTTGCTTTGACATTTGAGCAAGAGTATCCTACTCCTAAGACAGAGCAGAAAATTCTTGAGAAAGTTGCTACCACTGTTGGTAAGAACGACAAAGAGTTTTGTGAGAATCTTTCTAACTGGGCAGACATCATCCGTAGAACTTTCAAAGATGGTGGTATTGATGAGGTCATCAGTACACGTAGACTTGTTCACATCATGAGAGCATATGCTATCTGGAACAATCGTGTAAAAGCTATTAAGGTTTGCGTCAATCGTTTTGATGAAGAGACTAAGCAATCTTTCATTGAGTTATATGATAAGATTGATGCAGGAGTTGATCTTGACAAGGAGGAGAGTAATGAAGGAGAAGTTTAATGGATATCTAGGACACATCCTCCGTCTTAAAGACGGCAGGAGTGTTCGCATCATAGGAGATGGAGGTGAGGAATGGAAAGCAAATCACAAAATTAATGTGATTGACCTTGACGGAAATGAATTTCAATGTTATCATGGTGACATAGAACATGTCTGGAGTAAGAATTGAAATACAATGAGAAAGAGATTCTTGACGAGATCTCTGACTACATCTCCAATACCTATGGAGCACACTATAGTCAAAGTGATGGGTTTCAAACCCTTGATCTTATTGATGCTATTGGTGATGCAGAAGCATTCTGTAGGTCTAACATACTAAAATATGCTTCACGTTATGACAAGAAGGGTACAGCAAAAAAAGACATCTTTAAAGTTGTTCACTACGCAGTTCTACTTCTACATTTTCACAATAAATCTACATCATGAGTAAAGTTACTTTATCCAAAAAAACACTAGACGTTCTCAAAAATTTTAGCACGATTAACTCTTCTATTGTTTTTCGTAAAGGAAGTACAGTAAGAACAATTTCTAATGCTGAAAACATTTTAGCAAAGTTTACTGGCGAAGAAGTATTTCCTTCTGATTTTGCCATCTATGACCTGAGTCAGTTTCTTAGTGGCATCTCTTTGTTTAACGATCCTCAATTAGAGTTTACAACTTCTGATTTTGTAAACATAAAAGGTGGTCGTCAATCTGCTAAGTATTACTTTTCTGATCCTGAGATTACTCTTAAGTCTGCACCAGAAAGAAATGTAAATTTTCCTGGTTCTGATCTTCAGTTCAATCTTTCTAGTGATGATCTTCTAGCATTACAGAAGGCATCCGCCATTTATAGCTTGCCTGATCTTACATTCTTTTCCGAAGAAGGATCTGATACTATCAAACTTATTCTCAGAGACAAAGAAAATGATACCAGTAATACTTACGATCTCACCTTGGCAGGTAGTACTACTGGCACCTTTTCTCTTGACCTTAAGATTGAGAACATTCGTGTTCTACCAGGTGACTATACTGTTAAGGTATCTAAACATTTGATTTCCGAATGGACTAATACTGATGTAGACTTAACTTACTACATTGCATTAGAACCTTGAATATTTTTGTAACTGATCCATCACCAACTCTATCTGCTAGACATCTACCTGACAAGCATATTGTCAAGATGCCTCTAGAAACTTGTCAGATGCTTTCTATTGTATGCTCCGACAAGTGGGGTCATGGTTATGGCGAGTTGCATCGTCTTGATGGTCAACCATACAAGACAGAGAAAGGTGCATTTCGTAATCATCCTTGTACTATCTGGGCAAACGATTGTCTAGAAAATACATGGTGGTTACTAGCACATGGTCTAGCTTTATGCAATGAATATCAATGGAGATATGCTAAGGTTCATAGTTGTGAAAAAACATTAGAAGAAGCAACAACTATTATTCCTTCCGCACCAGCACCATATCTACCAAAATCATTTACATTTGCAGGTCCTGACGAGTTCAAATACGATACAAGTATTGACATCTTCACTGCATACAAAAAGTACATTGCATCTAAACCATGGGTTGCTACAAATTATCTGCGTGACCCATCACGCAAACCTGATTGGATTTTATTATGAGTAAAGAATTTTTGTGGGTGGAGAAATACCGTCCCAAGATTGTTAAAGATTGTATTCTCCCTGACAGCACTCGTAGAGTGTTTCAAGGTTTTGTTGACCAAGGAGAACTACCTAATCTTCTTTTGAGTGGCACTGCAGGTGTAGGTAAAACTACAATTGCAAAAGCTTTATGTGATGAGATAGGTGCATCCTATATCATGATCAATGGATCTGATGAAGGACGTTTCCTTGACACTGTACGTAATCGTGTACGTCAGTTTGCTACAACTGTATCATTGACATCGGGTGCATCTCATAAAGTTGTCATCATTGATGAGGCAGACAACACAACTAATGATGTACAACTCTCCTTGAGGAGTGCTGTAGAAGAGTTTCATAGTAACTGTAGATTTATATTCACATGTAATTTTATCAATAAGATTATTGAACCATTACATTCTAGATGTACAGTTGTTGACTTTAGAATTAAACCTGAGCAATCAGTTCAATTGCAAGGTAAATTTTTTGATAGATTAAGAGGGATTCTTAAAGATGAGAAAGTTACGTTTGAAGACAAAGTTTTGGCTAAACTTATTAAGCGGTATTATCCTGATTGGCGCAGGCTTATCAATGAGTGTCAACGCTATTCTGCTAATGGAGCCATTGATGCAGCTATTCTTTTGGATATCGCTGATATCAATCTTGATAATCTTCTCTCGGCACTAGCAAAGAAAGAGTTTACTACAGTAAAGAACTGGGTAGTACAACACATGGACAATGATCCTAGTTCTGTTATGAGAAAAATTTATGATAGTTTGTATGGTGTATTGAAACCGCCATCCATACCAGAGGCAGTTCTTATCATGGCAAAGTATATGAAAGACATTACTCTTGTTCCAGATCAAGAGATCAATTTGTTAGCATGTCTAACAGAAATCATGATGAGTTGTGAGTTTAGATAATTATGGCACATCATTCAGTATTAAAAATACTTAAGAAATCTTGGACAGCAGGACTTCCTAAACAAAATCACAGAGCAAATTATCACGTTGGTCAAAAAGAACTTGAATTTGAACTTACATGGAAACCAGAAATGAAACCACAGTTCATTCCTTTTATTGATGATCATGGTCATCAAGGGATGAGAGTCAAAGTTACACATCAAAAATCACAATGATTATTCCACACCTTACTCTTAATCCTAATATTACATTTCCTATTTCAATTGCAGTTATCACAATACTGTTAGCAGGTTATGGAGTATACAGAGGATTCTTTGCAAACCAAAATTTATCAGACCCATGGGATGATCATGACGACTAAATCACACAAAACTCCTCTTAGATATCCTGGTGGAAAAAGTCGTGCTTTAAGTAAACTATTTCAGTTCGTTCCTGACCTATCAAAATACACTGAATATCGTGAACCATTCTTAGGTGGTGGTAGTGTAGCTTTGGAAGTTACTAAAAGATATCCTCATCTAAAAATTTGGGTAAATGATTTGTATGAACCACTATACAATTTTTGGAGAGAGATTCAAGACAACGGTGAAGAAATTAAAGATAAACTAATTGAATATAAATCTCTTTATCCTAATCCAGATACAGCAAGACAACTATTTGTAGAATCAAAAGAATTAGTAAATGATCAAACTCTTGGTAGTTTAGATCGTGCTGTTAGATTTTATATTGTTAATAAATGTTCTTTCAGTGGACTAACAGAAAGTTCTTCATTTTCTCAACAGGCATCTATTTCTAATTTCTCAATGAATGGAATTGAAAAGTTAACTGGTTATCAAGAATTGATAGTAAACTGGAAGATTACTAACAAATCATACGAAGATCTTTTTAGTGATAGTAAACAAGTGTTTACTTATCTTGATCCTCCTTATGAGATTAAAGATAATCTTTATGGAAAAAAGGGTGCTATGCATAACTTATTCTCTCACGATAATTTTGCTGTTGAGTGTGATAGATATGCAGGTCATCAACTTATATCTTATAACTCTTCTGCTCTTATTAAAGAAAGATTTAAAGATTGGATTGCTTCAGAATTTGCACACACCTATACCATGAGAAGTGTAGGAACTTACAATACTGATCAAGCATCACGTAAAGAACTTGTCCTTTATAATTATTCATTATCATGAAATGTGAAGTAACTCTATACAAAGCAGGAACTGTCTTCAAAGAAGAAGTGATTGCTAAAGACTATCAAGATGCTCGCGAGGTTGCACTTGCCAGAAATCCTAATGCTACAGTTGTCGGTGTAAATGCGAAATTTTAAATTGTGGGAAATTTGGAAGTATGCACTCGGATCATTCTCAGACGACAGAACAAAAGAATATGACAATTACGTGGTTGTGGTACGCACTGTTATATTCATCAGCTATCTTATCACTAACTGCTTTATTATTAGCGGAGTAATCCGCCACTGGAACAATGTACCAACTGAAAGACTACCTATACAGCATCAATCAATCCAAGAAAAACATATTGGTTGATGACATTGATGCGGAAAAGAAATATCCAACATATATTATTAACAGATGTCTGAGTTCCTTCACTGACACTGTGTTGTTTGCTAATGAGATGAACAAAAACCCTCATCTACCAAAGCGTTTGCAGTATGACTTTTATATAAATAGTGTGAAACCTAGGAAGAGATTTTCTCCTTGGGCAAAGAAAGATTCTATTGACTATCTTGAGATCGTAAAAGAGTATTATGGTTATAATGACGATAAGGCACTCCAAGCACTCAGAATTCTCACCAAGGATCAACTAGATTATATCAAAAAAGCATTAAGCAAAGGTGGCAAACATGAACGGTGAACTTGAGATTCAATGGAAACAATCTGACATGGTTGAAGTTACATTGAGTGAACCAGATGATTTTTTAAAAGTTCGTGAAACATTAACACGCATAGGTGTAGCATCAAGAAAAGAGAAGAAGATATATCAATCCTGT